AGCCAAACTAGTAGATGACTTTGGTGAAACTCTTACACTACGTAAGAGAACCACTGCTGGAACGTATAATCCTGCTACTGGTTCTATAGCTAACATGGCAACTACAGACTATTCTTTTGTAGGTTACTTCTATAATTATAATGTTGGTTTTATACCTACGTTAGATCAAGTAGAAAGAGGTAACAGAAAGTGCCTTATACCTGCACCTAACATAAGTGCCGCTCCTGAAATAGACGATCAAATATTAAGAGGGTCTGAAAAAGTAAATATAGTTCATGTTGTAACTGCTTATTCTAACGGTGTAGTACTTCACCACATATGCGATGTAGTAAGCTAATGGATGCAACGATAAAAGTTAAGAACTCTTTTAAAAAGAAGTTAGATAGACTATCGGAAATAGCAGATAACGGTGTAAAAGAAGAGTTGCATAGTATAGCAGATACAGCAATAAATGCATCACTAATTACACCATCTCGTATTGGAGGTTCAAGTTTTGTTAGATCAGGTGCTTATATAACATCGTTTTCTTTTAATGTTGGAGCTGGAAGACCTAGAGGTTATACTCTTCACGGAAGACCTCAAGCTGATCCACAAGAAAGAGCTAATGTTGGTAGACAACAATTAACTGCTGATATTGATAGAATACAGTATCCTTCTGAAGTTGGTTTTATACAGCTTAGAAATAATGCACCTCATGCTAGGTCAGTTGAAAAGTGGTATCATATTTTTGGACAAGTGAGAAATCTTCATGGCTAGTATTTACAATGACATAAGGGCGGCTCTAGAAACTCGACTTAGTAATATAAGTAATTTCCCTTCTATTGCGTATGAAAATGTACCGTTTACTCCTGTAGTAGGAACTAGCTATGTACAAAGTAAGTTTGTTCCTACGTTAAGAAGGTCTGCTGTTATGGGGAGTCCAAACCCACAGCAAAGGTATCAGGGATTATATGCTGTTACCCCACACACACCCGAAAAACTCGGTCCGTCTGTTGCTGATGATTTATCTAATGATATAATAGAATCGTTTGAAGCAACAACTGACATATCATTCACTAACTCGTCTAACGAGACAATAATTGTATCCATAGATTACGCTGAACGCCAGCAAGGTTTCTTGGATAGTCCTTGGTACTATGTTCCGATTAATATCGGATGGTACATTTACAAATAAATAGGAGATATTAAATGGCCTTTGCACAGGGTTCTAGATCCAGTCTGTCGTACATAGTTGAAAGCACTTTTGGTACAACACCTGCTGGTAACTTTACTACACTACCTTTCACATCACACTCTTTAAATCTAACTAAAGATATAATGGAAGGAAATGACATTCAAGCTGACCGTATGCCTAGAGTTAACAGGCAAGGTAACAGACAAACAAGCGGAGATATAGCTGTTGATCTACGTAGAGGAGATTTTGATCCTTTACTAGAAGCCGCAATGCTAAGTACTTGGTCTAGTGACATACTTAAAGTTGGCACAACACCTAAGTTCTTTTCTATAGAAGATTATGCCGCTGACATTGATCAGGCAAGATTATTTACAGGAATGACTGTATCTACTCTTGGTATATCTATGGCTCCAAATCAAATGGTAACAACTACTTTTGGTATGGTAGGTAAAGATATGACAATAAGTCAAACACAAAAAACACTGACTGCCTCTGGAACATATGCTCCTTTTGATGCGTATAGTGGTAGTATCGGTATAGGTGCTATAGGAACTGGAACACCTTCATCAGTAGCTATTGTAACAGGTATAGACTTTACACTAGAAAACTCATACGCTCCAACATTTGTTATCGGTAGTGACAGCGCACCATCTCTTGAGTTTGGAAGAGCTGAAGTATCAGGTACAATATCTGCTTACTTTGAAGATGCGGCTTTAATAAACAGGTTCCTAAACGAAACAGAAACTGGAGTACAGGTTATTGTAAATGACCCATCAGGTTCTAACCCATACACATTTAAATTCCCACGGTGTAAGATTAACAGTGCGGATGTAGGTGTAGACGGTCCTACTAGTAGAATAGTAAGCATGGAATTTGTTGGCCTATACGACTCAGGTGAAGCAAGCAATATGGAAATAACAAGAACATCGTAATCCCTAGCTAGGGTGGGGGATTGTCGGTGTCGGGTCTGACCTTCCCCCAACTAAAACTAAAACCCGACTTTACAACCCGAAAGGAACTCGACATGGATTTAAAAGATTTAACACCTATAAATGATACTGTAAATGTACCAATTGTACATCCTACTACTTTTGACCCACTACTTAATGATGACAAGTCTGAGATGAGTATAACTGTTTACGCACCTCATGCTAAAGAGTATAAGAAGGCAGTTTTTGATCAAACTAATAGAAGATTAAAACAAGCCCAAGGTAAAAGAAAGGTAGATGTTACAGCAGAGGATCTTGAAGAATCAACTCTTGAGCTGTTAGCTAAAGCTACTAAAGGGTGGAACATTACTTACAACAAGGAACAACCTAAGTTCTCTGTTGATAAAGCAAAGGAGATTTACTCTGAGGTATTTTGGATTCGTGATCAGATTGAGGAGGCTGTTTCTACCTCTCTGGATTTTACGAAAGCCTGATTGAAGAACTAGTTGAGTTTGCTGAACACAGCTTTAAACTTAATGTTCCTGATCAAAATGGCACAACAGAATATGAACATTTAGAACAAGTTGAAAGGCAGACTGGACATAGACCACAAGCATTAAATGGACCCCAATTTCCATCGCTAGTGTCTCATATCTGGTCTGCCTTTGTTACTTTAAGCAACAGTAGGACTGCTGGTTTTTCTGGAGCTAACCCCTTAAGTTATGAACAAATAAAAGCATGGAGAGATTTAACTGCTACGCCAATTTCCACTTGGGAGGTCGAAGCAATAAAACGTCTTGATGAAGTATATATGAAGGTTAATAATAGTAATGGCTGATGATATAAACATTGTAATATCTGTTGATGACAGGGATGTTATTCGTGCGCGAAAACACCAGAATAAACTGCAAGCGGCTGTTGCTCAACTTGAAAAGGAATACAGAAGAGGTAATATAACTGCTGGTAAGATGCGTTCTGAGTTAAATAAACAAGCATCTGCTTTATCTAGATTAGGTGGTTCTTATAAAAAGGCTTTATCAGAAGTAAATACCTACTCTTCTGCATTAAGTAAAGCCACAAACGCACAAGTAGCACAAGCACAAGCTACTGTTATGGCTAAGAATAAAACAAATAAGTTCGGTATGGTGTCTCAACAAGTAGGTTATCAGGTTGGTGACTTCTTTGTTCAAGTTCAGTCAGGTACTTCAGCTCTAGTTGCATTTGGTCAACAGGGTACACAGTTAGCTGGACTACTCCCTGGGGTTGCTGGTGCTATAATTGGTATTGGTCTTGCCATAGGTACTATGGTTTTAAGAACTCGTCAGCAAATGAATGAATCTGAAACAGGATTAAAAGGCTACTCAGAAGCTATGAAGAGTCTTAAAAAGACAACAAAGGAATTAACTGAAGAAAATAAGAGGTTGGCTGGTAGTTTTGTTACAATAGAACAAATGTTTATAGAAGCAAGAAAAAATGCTTTGCAAGAAGAGATAGCATTACTAGAAGCTAATATAAAACTTAGAAAAGATATAAATAATAATGCCATAAGTACAGGTTGGTGGTCACGTCTTAAAGAATCAGTATCTTCTATTGATTTTAAAGGAGTTTTTAAGGGGTATAAAGAACTTCAAGAAAAAATGAATCAAGGACTACCTTTAGTTGCTATGGAAGCAAGTATAGCAGAAAAAGAAAAACAACTAGGGGTAATAGAAAAAGAAGAGGTTAAAGGGGATTTAGCTAAAGAATTAAATAAGGAATTAAGAAGGGATGAGTTATTAAAAAAAGTTGAAACCTTAAGGAACCAAACAAGATTTAAAACGGTTTTAGATATAAACGAAAAGATAAAAAAAGCAGAAGAAGAAAATGATAAAGAAAGTATTAAAAGAATAATTAGTACTTTAAATAAAGAAGCCCAAGAATATAAAAAACGAATAAAGTTTGTAAGACCTTATTTTGATGTTATTTCTGGTCAAGAGTCTGTAAATAAACCACCAAAACAAGAAGATTACATTTCCCCTTTTGACGTAATAATGGCTCAAGAACTTGTAGACCAAGAAAAGTTTAAACAGTCCAGAATTAAATTTGCAAAAGATATGGAAATTCTAGCTCAACAACTTGCCTTTAAAGGTGGTATGGAGCAAATGGCAAAAGGTTATGACCCAAAACAAGAGATTTTTGAAAAATTAAATGTAGAAGTTGAAGACAGAATAAAACTTTTAGAAGTAGAGTTAAAATACGGACAAGATAGTCTTGAACTTGAAGAAGCTATATTACAACAAGAAAAGTGGAGAGTATTAGAATCAGCTAAAGATAATAACTTAGGTGATTACCACTTAACTCTTTTAAATGCCACACTCAATCAAGAAATAGAACTTCTACTTTTAGCTAAAAAACAGAGAGAAGAGAAAGAAAAACTACTAGAGCTTGAAGAACAAAGATTAGACTTTGAAAAGAAAATAGAAGGGTTCCTAGAGTCTGGATTTATGTCTATGATTGATGGTACTAAGTCTGTAACTGATGCTTTCAGATCTATGGCTAGAGATGTAATAAAAGAACTATACAGAATACTTGTAGTACAACAAATAGTAAATCAAGCTAAAACTGCTATAACAAGTTTATCAGGTTATGTATTCCCTAGCGCTAACGGTAATGC